TACTTTAACCTCTTCGTGTCTATCTTTCCAATTGTCTTTAATCCAAAACTCTGTGTTATCTTTGTTAGTTCTAACTTTAGAATAATCTACATGATAAATATCCGAGATCATTCCATTCATTGACCAAATAACTTGAAGATAAAAGCCACCAAAAAGCTCGTTATCAGTTACTATCTTTTTAGTAACCTCCTCAAGTGTTTCTACTTGGTTTGCGTGTTTAATAAAAAGCTCTCCGTAAACATCTCCGGCTTTCCAACCATTGCCACAGATATAGTTAATCTTACCTTTTATTAATGCTTGGTGCTTTGCAGATTTCTTATAAAGCTCTAATAAGTATTCTGGATAGTCGTTTAAATGACCATACTCATAATAACCTACTCCCTTTTTCTCTTTATAATCCGGTTGTCTTGCCTCTGCAAATGTTAATATACTGAAATTATCCATAAACTACATATGTATTTAATGTTTCGTTAGTTGTAAATACTGTATCATTGTCAATTACTCTTACTAAACCAACTTCCAACTCTTCTCCGGTTGTAGCTACTGCAGAATTAGAGCCAAATACTAAATAATTCCATTGCCCTATTGTTAGTGCATTGAAAAAAGCATAAGGGAATTCATTGTATCTATTAGGATAAGGACTTAAATCGGTGCTTCTCAATTTTACTACAGTTATTACTTGCTTCGTAACCACATTAGTAAACTGAAAATACCAATAAGCCCATGCACTCGTTTCTTTTTCATTTAGAGTGAAGATAAAATTAGTAGGATTGTCAAGATTAAGTACCATTCTATATGTAAATAGGCAAACTTCTAAAAATACAAAAAGGAGTGGTAAAAACCACCCCTCTTTTATATACAACTACGAACAACCTTAGTTTGTCAATGCAGATATAGCTGCAGCAGATACTGACCACATTGGATCAGCTTCCATTGCTTGGAAAGTTAAAGAGTAACCATTTCTGTCGCCAGATGCAGTACCAGTTGCAGAATTACCAGAAGTAATATCTAAACCATTTTTTGCACCTAATAACCAGAATGAGCCATTCATATCTTCCACGATAGCCATTAATCTGTTTTTAGCCAATAACAAGATTTCATTTCTTGTTGCTGCAGCTAATTTATTAAGAATTACAGTTAATTCTTGTTGGTAGAATATAGTACCATTTTGAACATTAGCAGTAATAGTTTCAGTAGTTGAAGAAGTTTCTCTAACTTGTGCATACTTCCAGAATTTTTTAGAAGCAACCATTGTTAAAGTAGCAACTCCAGCTGCATAAGCAATTGAAGCTACATTGTCAAATTCTACAAATCTAACTGACTTTACACCACCTAACGACTCTTTACAGTCCAATACAAACCCTTGAGTTAAAGCACAAGCCATGTTTATTTAATTTAAGATTTTAGAAGAAAAGTGAGGGAACTTAATCCCCCACTATAATTTTATTATACTAATACGAAAGCAACCATTTGAGTACCGAACGCATAGTTCACACCCATTTTAAATTCGCTTACGAAACGAACTTCATCAGCTTCTTTAGCGTAGAAGATTTCAAATTTCTCTTCTTCGTTCAATAAGTCAGTACCTAAAAATAAGTTCTCTAAATTAGTAGAGTAGATTTTAGAAGTACCATTTAAACCTGGAGTAGCGATTACTTCAATCGGAGTACCTGGTAAGAAGAATGAACTATCAGCTTTTACATCTACTGCATAATTAAACATATTAGCATTTTTCAATGCAACTGTATAAGTACGGAATACATCTTGACCACAGAAGATTTTAGTGCTATCTTTAGCAACGATTTCAGCCGGTAAAGCTCTATAAACTGCATCAAAGATAGATACAACGTTAGAAGTAGTAATACCTACTGCAGTAGTGATAGCAGCTGGTAAATAAGTAGTAGTGTTAGCTAAAACAACAGTACCATCAGCAGCAGCTAATTTAGCAATACCATCAAATTTATTTAAGTTAGCAGTACCTGAAGCAGTATCTCCTTGCCAGATAGCAGTTTCTAATTGAGCAGCAATTTTAGCAGCTTTTAAGTTAGAATAATCTTCAGCATAAACCATTTCAGTATACATTGAACCAGCTGGTAATGCTTTTTGAAGATATTTAGTTTCTAAAGATTTGATACAAAGAGCTTCGTTAACTTTGATTTTACCAATAGTTACAGTTCTTTGAGTGAAAGTAGTAGTACCAGAAGCATTGAAGCCACAAGTTCCACCAGCTTGGAATACTGCATCAGTATCCATGATGTTGATTTTTTCAGCAGATTTTACACCTACCATTACGTTACCTTGATTTTTAATCAAAGTAGCAGTTTTTGCACCTAATACGGCAGCAGACACTAACAAATCTTGATTTTCTGTAGTGTAGTTTGATAAAGCACTTACGTTAAACGCCATTTTTCTTAATTTTAAATTGTTATTTGATTATTTTACTTTTTTAGCCATTTCTAAAAATCGGCTGATTTTTTCGTTTTTCTTTTCAATTTTTTGAAAGCTACTTGGAGCATCAATAGGATCAGCAGTAGCAGTATTAGCTAAACCTTCAATTGCAGAAGCTAAATCTTTAATAGCTGCTTCAAATTTAGAGTACATTGCTAAAGCATTTTCCTCTTGGCTTACCAATTTTGCAGATTGCTCTTCAAATTGACCTTTAGTAGCTGCTAATTCTTCTTCAAGTTTAGCAATTTTTTCTTTTAATTCTTGCTCGGCATCTACTTCCGGCATTTCTTCTTCTACCTCTGGAGTTTTAATTTCAACAATCACTCCGTTTTCATCAACGATGATAACAGATTTGTCTGCTAAAATGTGCTCTCCCATAGGTGCTAAAGTTCCATCAGCTAAAGTAACTACGCCACCTACTTCATACTTATCTACGTTGATTGTAGTACCATTTTCTAATGTGTACTCTACAAACTCAACTTGACTTTCTGCAGCAATTGGAGCATCGTTAAATAGCTCTTTTACTTTGTTTACAAAATCAATTGGATGCATGTTTTATTTTATTTTAATTAGTGAACAATAATTTTAGTGCAACTTAACTTGGTCAAGTAAGTTTTTTATTTGAGCTTTTATTTGCTCTGCTTTCATTTCTTCCGGTCTTTTATACTTAAATAAACCCTCAACCGAGAAGCCTTTGAAATCTCCGTTCTTAATAGAAGCCCATACTTGTGGATTATCTACTTTAAAGCTACCAAACCAACTACCCTCTGGTGCATCTTCAAAACCGACCATTGGTTGTATGCCTCTTTTCTTTGAAGTAATAAAGCTCTCAAATAAAGTAACGCCATCTACGATTTGCATTGGATCGTGCATTAAGTTTACATTAGCTTGATATCCTTTTTGGAAGTACTTTTGCACTATCTTTTGAATAGTAGCTGCATTGAATACCACATAATACTCTCCGTTTGCATCAAATCTGTATATTGGTGTATCGCTTAACATTAACGGGCCAGAAACGATTTGCTCATCTTCATTGATTGAGAATTTCATTTTTTGAACGCTTGTTAGTTTGTTTTCTGCCCAAGTTAAAGCAGCTTCTCCACCCCAAGCATCATACATTAATTTACCACAACCATCTTCGTAGCTTTTAGAACTTTCTAAATCTACTTTGTGTCTGCTTAAATATGAGTACATTCTTTGGATAGTATCTAAACTAATAGGCTCTCCACTTGCTAATTGATTAGCTCTTGTTTTACCTACCGGAGTCCCACAAGTACCCCAACCATTTTCTTCTGCCCAATCTAAAGCCTTTTGAGCAGTATTCTTTACACTTTCCGGATAGTCGCTAAATGAGTCAGCAAACTTTAAGAAATTCTTTTGAATTGCAGGTTTATCAACGAGTGCGATGAAGTCCACCTCACTATCATCGTTGAAGTCGGAACTGATATCCAAGTAATAGAATGGAATGTTTGAGTCATATTTCATATTAATAAATAGTTTAAATGTTATTTAAAGCGACTTGAATTAAGTATTCTTGTTACTCTATTTTGTGAATTTGTTACATCGCTCTCTAAAACGTATGCTTTTATAGCTTGGTTTCCGAGTGCGTTTATTGTGCCTTGATTTAATTGAGTTATTGTATTTTGCATAGGAGCTGGACTTACTGGTGCTGCTCCATAGCTTCCACCTGGCATACTTACCCCACCGGTATTCCCTCCAGGAGTTGGAACAGCCATGATTTTTTGTACTGATTTATAACCAGCTGCTAAAGATATACCGGCATTAATAGGTGCTAATACTGGCCCTACAATTGGAATACCTATTGTACTTTCGTAAGCCTTTTGAGCTGATAAGATAGCTGATATAACTGCACTTGAAATAGCTAATGCCTTTTGTGTGCTGCTTCCTTCTTCTGCTAATTCACTTGCTTTACCTAAACTTTCAGCTATTGCACCAAGAGCAATCATTTGACTTTCTCTTTTAGCATGAGCCAATAATCTCTCGGAGTCAGCTATTTGAGTATTTAAAACAATTGTTTGTTTTTTTAGTTTGCTTATGTCTTTATAACTATTTTGCTCTTCTTTAGTTGCTATTTGAGTAATTGAACTCATTTCAGTTAGCTCAATCTTACTATCTTCAAATTGTTTTTTTCTTCTTTCTGCTTCTTCTTTAGCTTGTTTTGCTGCTTCTTGCCTTCTCTTTCTTTCTGCAGCTTGATATTCGTAATTAGCAGCTATGCCTTCAGCATTTGACTTATTTATAGTATTTAAAGCCTCTTTTGCACCTTGTTGGTCTATTTTTTTAATATCATTAAAGTGCCTAATTTGAGCTTCCGTTCTTCTTCTTCTATAACTTTGCTCAATATCAAATATCTCTTTCTCACTTGCCCCTCTTGCTTTTGCCTTTGCCAAATCAATTTTTTGTTGATTATCTAAAGATTGAGTCAGTTGGTCAAGCTCATATTTGCTACCCTCTTTAATTGTTTTATTAAACTCTTTTTGTTTTTCAGTAGCCTCTTCTGCTGCATTTGAAAGTTTATCAAAATAAGAAACTGCTTGTCCTAAAGCAACCACAAGTAAACCTATTCCAGTTGCTGCAATTGCTCCTTTAAGAACATTAAATGCTACACTTGTAGTTTCTACCTCAATTCCAAATAATCGCATTGTAACTGCTGCAGCCTTTGTTGCTAATTCGTTTGCCTTAATTACAATGGTGCTATTTTGAATTACAGATATTAAGTTTTTAAAGCCTTGAATACCAGTATCTAAAAAAGTATTTAAACCCTCACTTAAAGCTAAAGCACCTTGTACCTTTACTAAAGTTTGTTGTAAATCCTCACTCTCAATTCCAAAAGTAGCCATTGCTCCTTGTACTGCTGCAAACCCACCAGCTACACCTTGCAAAGATTGACTAAAAGCCTTGAATTTAGCATCTGGATTAAAAGCATCTGCCATTGATTTAGCATCTCCTATTCTATCTCTTAACTCTGCAACTCGTTTAGCTGCATTAACCGCTTCTTGTGAGCCTTCGCCAAATTTAGCTGCTAAAGATACCAAGTCATTGGTTGCATCTCTTAATTGCTTCTTAATACTACCAACCGACTCAACTGCTTGAGAAGAGTCAATAACTATCTTCGTGCCTACTATATTATCTGCCATTTTAATAAATTGTGTCTATTACTTTTAATAATTCTACTTTCGTAGGTTTCTCGCTTAATGGATCATAACCCTCTACTTTGTTTATTCTCCACATCGTTCCATCTATAAGTATGTTTTTTGCAAAATCTAATGTTCTTATGTCCATGCTCGTTAAATGAAATTGAGCAGTTAAGATTGTGCTATTAGGATTTGTTATCTCTGCAAAGTATTGACTCCAGAATGAATTGAATAATCCATAATTAACTGTAGTGCCGGTAATCGTGTAGTAAATCTCTTTTGGAGATGCCCAACCTAATGATTGAAAGTAAGTGCCATTATCTGGAACAGTCGGATGCTCCCACATACCAGCATAAGGAAATTGAGTTATATTGGTTTGAATATTACCTCCACTTGTATTCTTAATATCCCAATTAGCTACAGTTAGCATTTTTGTTTGTAGAATACGGATATTGCTTGAAGTAATACTCTCATCCGCAAAATTACCCTCCTTATATAAAGCCGGAACTATCTTATCTTGACCATTTGGAGCATAATTAATAGTAGATGCAAATATAACCTCTAAATCATCTTTGTCTTTAGCATACTCATATTCGGTATCATAGCTGAAGTCCATATATCCTTCATTAAACTTCTCTTTGTAGGTTTTATTATAATAAGCATCATCTTGTTTGAATTTAAAATTAAATACACGAGCATTCAATTCGCCCATAGGTTTTAACCTAATCTCTTGACTTCTATCCAGTTTGTCGCTCCAATCTAAATCTTCATTTAAGTAGAAATCTATATATGGTGTGATTATCAGCTTTTTAGCTATATTCTTATCCTCAACCACATATAAATTAAAC